GGAGGCTGTTGACAAGGAGATTTTGTCAATTAAGGGAAAACTTAAACAAGCTTACGAATCCGGGGATGCCGAAAGCATCGCGGACACTCAAGAAGCCCTTACGGACGCAAAAGTCCGCCGTAAAGAGCTTGAATATCGTAGTTCTGCTTTACAAGTTGATAGAACAGGTGTAGAAAACACTACAGAACAGGCACAACCGGTCCAGAAACAACAGGTTGTTGACCCAAAAGCAGAAGCTTGGAGGGAAGACAATACTTGGTTCGGGACCAATGCAAGCATGACTGGATTTGCGCTGGGCCTGCATGAAGAATTGATTCGTTCGGGGGTTGATCCCCGCAGTAATGAGTACTATGACATGGTCAATAAGACCATGCACAGCACATTTCCTAAGTATTTTGGAAATTCCGATACTCAGGAAGTCTCTAGTGCAACGACTGAGCGGGAACAACGTCCCCCTCGCAAAAATTCGGTTGTAGCGGCAGTTTCTCGTACAACCGCACCAAGCAAAATTCGCCTCACGGCGTCACAGATAGCAATCGCCAAGCGATTGGGTCTGACTCCCGAGGCGTATGCGAAGGAAGTCGTTAAACTGGAGAACACAAATGGCTGAACAGAATCGTTCGACGCGCGATCTTGAAGATCGTAGCGCTGCGCAACGCAAACAGGAGTGGGTCCCACCGCAAACCCTGCCTGATCCAACCCCACAGAAAGGTTGGAGATTCCGGTGGATTCGGGTCAGCATTTTGGGTCAGAACGACCCAACAAATGTTTCCGCAAAATTTCGTGAAGGCTGGGAGCCTGTCAAGGCGAGCGACCATCCCGAGCTGATGTACACACCCGGAGACGCTATCAATCCGCGTTTCAAAGACAACGTGGAAATTGGAGGTCTGGTGCTGTGCAAAGCTCCCGAAGAGATGGTCAACCAGCGTAATGCGTTCTATGCGAAGCAGGCCCAAGGGCAAATGGAAGCCGTGGATAACAACCTGATGCGCCAGAGCGACCCTCGTATGCCGCTGTTCAAGGAACGTCGAACTGAGACGAGTTTTGGCAGAGGCAAAAAATAACCTTTTTAGGAGTATTTAACTATGGCATATCCGACTATCGATGCCCCGTATGGGCTTCGTCCAGTCAGTCTGGTGGGGGGTCAGGTGTTTTCTGGTTCCACTCGCCAGATGGCTATCGGCAATGCGCACGCTACCGCCATTTTCTTTGGTGATGCCGTGTCCATGTCGGCGGCTGGCACAGTCTGGGGCACGGCGGCAATCAGCACCGATGCTCCGGTTCAAGTAGCTGGTGTTTTTATGGGTTGTACCTACATCAATTCGTTGAGCCAACGAGTGTATTCCCAATTCTATCCAGCCAACACAACTGGCACGGTAGATGGCACGGATGCGATCTATGCCTATGTGGCGGATGATCCGGATGTGGTGATGAAGGTTGCAGTTGTTTCCGCTACCACGACAATCAGCGGCAAAGATCGTGCTGGTCTGGTGGGCGGTAACGTGCCGCTGGTAAACAACATCGGCAGCACCATCACGGGTGACAGCAAGCTTGCGGTCCTTTCGACCACGGCTGTGACAACTACGCTGCCGCTCAAAATCGTCGATGTCGTTCAAGATACTAAAAACTCTCTTAGTTCCTTCACTGAAGTTTTGGTGATCTGGAATTCGGGTGTCCATATGTATCGCGGCAGCGCGGGCATCTAAAGGAGAATGACACATGGCTATTAGTCGCGCACAACTTCTTAAAGAACTTCTCCCCGGCCTGAATGCGCTGTTTGGCATGGAATATGCTCGTTATGGCGAAGAGCATAAGGAGATCTACGAGACCGAAACCTCCGAGCGTTCGTTTGAAGAGGAAACCAAGCTGTCCGGTTTCAGCGCTGCCCCCGTCAAGGCGGAAGGCACTGCAATCTCTTACGACAACGCGCAGGAAGCGTGGACCGCTCGTTACAACCACGAAACCATCGCTCTGGGCTTCTCGATCACCGAAGAGGCGGTTGAGGACAACCTGTATGACAGCCTGTCGTCTCGTTATACAAAAGCGCTGGCCCGTGCAATGGCGTACACCAAGCAGGTCAAAGGTGCAACGGTGCTGAACAACGGCTTCAGTTCATCCTATACGGGTGGTGATGGTGTGGCCCTGTTCAGTACGGCGCATCCTCTGGTTTCTGGTGGCACCAACCCCAACCGTCCAACAACCGACGTTGATCTTAACGAAACGTCGCTGGAAGCTGCGGTCATTCAGATTGCAGCGTGGACAGATGAGCGTGGTCTGCTCATTGCTGCCAAGCCGCGTAAGTTGGTGATCCCACCTGCCCTGATGTTCGTTGCCAAGCGCCTGCTGGATACGGAACTTCGTGTCAGCACGACCAACAACGACATTAACGCCATCAAGGCGCTGGGGTCGATTCCGGAAGGCTGCACAGTCAATCACTTCTTGACTGATACCAATGCGTGGTTCCTTACCACGGATGTACCGAATGGCATGAAGCACTTTGTCCGTGTTCCGCTGCAAAACGGAATGGATGGAGACTTCGACACCGGCAACGTCCGCTACAAGGCCCGCGAGCGTTACAGCTTTGGCTGGTCGGACCCCCTTGGCATGTGGGGAACGTCTGGTTCGTCTTAAGCACTAGGAGCGGGGGGTTACGGCCCCCCGCTTTACAATTTGGACTGGGATTTTTTACCTGCGTTGACTGGCCCAGCAGACTTTGTAGAGACGACGCGGGGATGCGCTACAACGCGAGGTGTATATGGCAATCTCAACTTTTGACGGCCCAATTCGTTCACTTGGGGGCGTTTTTCAGCAAGGCCCCTCTGCTGTCGTAACGATTACGGCCAATACGACCCTTTCTCCTACTTCACATGGTGGCCGCATTATTGCGGTTGGCGGCACGCTGGCTTCTAACGTGACGCTGACGTTGCCGACCATTAATACGACGGCCAACGATCCTATCGCCGGTCCGGGTAATGACCCAAATACAAACAACAATCAGGGCGTTGTTTATACCATTTGGGTTCCCACCACAATTGCTACGTCTTCCCTGAAGATCGGCACGGATGCAACCGACAAATACGTTGGTTCTGTTCTGTCTTTTAATACTAGTTCTTCAAACGCAGCTGTCGGTTTTGTTTCTGGTGCTACCAACGACTTTATTAATTTTAATGGCAGCACTACCGGCGGCATTGCTGGTACGTGGGTTCAAATCGTCGCAATTGCTGCGTTGAAGTACATGGTTACCGGCGTTGTGCTCGGTTCGGGCGTTGTTGCTACTCCGTTTGCTGACTCCTAATAGGAGAGCGTTATGATTGATGGCGACATCTGGGCAGTAAACCCTGCCGGGACAGCAAACGCCACGTACTTTCGTTTGGCGGCTACGCACACTGCGTCGGCGCTTACCCTGCTTCAAACCACTTTCATAGCGGCAGGGGCGCTAAACGGCAGCGGCTATCGCGTTACGCTGACTTCGGTGGGTGACCTTTCGGGAGTTACCTACACCATCGTTGGTTCGATTGTGGGCAGCCAGACCGGGGCAGGAACCACGGAAACCATCGCGGGTGGCAATTCGGCTACGGTTACGACTACGAATTATTGGTCGTCCATTACCAGCATTACCCCCAGCGGCACTTCTGGTGCTTCTACTCTGTCTGTTGGCTATGCTGTCAATCTTGCATTGCCGCGCACACGGATTCGGGGTTGGAATTTTGTAGGAGCTGCATCTGCCGGGTCTTTTGCGGTAACCATCAATTCCACTTCAGGGACCAATATCCTTACCGTGGATACTCCGGCATCGGCGGCTGTAGCATCTTCCATGATGATTCCGGGTAATGGCATTCTTGTTGGGCGTTCAGCCGCGTCTGATTTTGGTGTTGTCGTTCTTACTCAAATCACCAAAGCAACTCTTTATTGCGGATAAAAATGCAAAACCAAAAAAGCTACGATCTTGCGGGCAAGAAGCTGATGCTCGGTCTTCCGGCTTACGACCACAAGGTTGGGTTGCGGATGGCAGTGTCGTTGATGAAACTGGGGCAGCAGGTTTTGGAGCATGGGATTCATATTCAAGTAAACAGCATTTGTGGTTGCTCAGTGGTTTCCCGCGCCCGGAACATGATCGCGCATCAGTTTGTTCAGTCGGATTGCGACCACCTGATGTTCATTGATTCGGACATGACATTTGACCCGCAGGCGGTGATCCGGCTTCTTGCGTTTAACCAGACAAAGCCGATTATCGGTGGCGCATACGAAGCCCGCAAGGAAGGCAAGGTGTACATCCTGTCGCTGGAAGGCGATGCGGACAACATCTACATGGACTCGATGGGGCTGGTGAGGGCGCGCAGGATTGCGACCGGGTTTATGATGATTCAGAAGCAGGTGTTCCAGAAGCTCATCGAGATGCATCCCGAGTGGCGGCACAAGGACACTAACTCTGACGAAATGCTCTATAGCTTCTTTGA